TGGTCCTTTTGATATGTTGGGAGTGAAAGGATTTGTAAATAATAGCAGGGCCTTACCGATGCCTGGAGCTAGGCTTGATGATAAAGGAAACCCAATAGCGGAGAACTTTGACAACCTTAAAAGTCAGTGCTATTTTAAAATTTCGGAAAGAATTAATAAAAACGGTTTATATTTGGAGTGTGAAAGTGAAGAAATTAAGGGCTGGATTATAGAAGAATTAGAACAAGTGAAACAAAAATCACTCGATAGTGATATGAAAAAAGGTATTGTACCGAAAGATAAAGTTAAAGAAATGATAGGAAGAAGCCCCGACTTTTCAGATACGATTGCAATGCGAGAATATTTTGAACTTAAACCGGCAATAGGTTTCAGAGCCGCCCAATATTAAAATAAATAATATGGATATTTTTGGCGTTAAGGCATTGAAAGCACAGAACCAACAGTTGGCCAATGCCGTTAGAGGTTTGCAGTCAATGAATTTACAATCCGCAGTTTCCAATATCCGTACAATGATTTTCCCTAATTGGGAATCGGTTCGTGAGATAGATGCTTATATTATTTTTGATGATATTTACTCAGTTGTTTCAAGGCTTGCGACTTCATCGGCTCAGATACCTTTTGAGGCTTATGATGATAATACGGATGAAGATTTACCACCAACAGATAATCTTTCTATTTATTTAAAAGAATTGACTTTTGAGCAAAAGGAGGAACTGTATTTATGGCTCTACCTTTCCGGCGAAGTTTTCATGTACAAGGATGCAATTTTACTTGGCCCTAACAAGGGCAAGTTAAAAACATATTTTTTACATCCCTCTTTTGTAACCCTTATATTAGATCCTGTTTTTCCTCACCCGATTATCGGGTACAGATATCAAGATACTCAAACAACATTCACTTTAGAAGCTAACCAGGTTATTTACATTAAGCAGGGCAAAAACCCTACCACCTTATACGATCAGCGTTTCCGGGGCCTTGGTGCAATGAAAGCGCTGGCACAGAGATTAACCAGGCTGCAGGCTAATATGAGTGCATCGGTTTCACAGATGCAAAATGGTGGTGTTCCTTCTATTGTCTATGATAAAACACCAGGGGTTGATGTTAATTACGGCAATGCTCAGGCTTCCAATAGTGAGGCAACGGTAATGGGCCAACATAAAGATAATTTTAGCCGGTTCCTTCGCAACTCAGATAATAAGGGCGCACCATACTTTGCAGCCGGTGAAATGGGAGTAATACAACTTGGCCTTTCACTTGTTGAAATGGATGCACTTGTTATGGCTGATATTGATTTTGATAAGATTTGTAATGCGTTTAGTATATCATCTACCCTGTTTAATAATAAAAAAGCATCCACAGAAAGCAATGTTAAGGAGATGCGCAAGGATATGTACACTAATGCCATCATCCCTAACGTGAAAAGGGTATGTGATGCCATTACTCAAGGAACTAAGGATATATTTGGTGAAGGTAAATGTGTTCGTCCTGAAACTTCAGAGATACCGGAACTGCAGCAGGATATGAAAGATAAGGCCCAAGCATGGGCATCGCTTCCAGCCTTTGTACCAAACGAAATGCGTGAAAGTATGGGTATGGACCAATCCGATGATCCACAGGCTGATTTGTTGTATATTAAATCGGGTTACACATTACTGGATGATTTAAATATATCAGTTACACCAATAGATAACACAGCCAATGACTACGGAAACAATAATCAGGGAAATAGTCAATAGGGCAATACCACTGCATCCTACATGCGCCATTGAAAGGTCAAAGGAGATGGAAAGGCGCGCAAGATTACGAATAGAGATTGAAGAACTTATACGGAGGCAAAAGCCTTTTAATCCGGTAACAGAAACTAAATGAATGCTGAAGAACGTAAAGAGTACTGGTTAAAGTTTCACCGATTCCAAATGCGGCAGGAGTTGTTATACACTCCTAAAATAAACAAAGTTTTAAAAGAGCAGATACAAGCCTACATAAAACATAGGGATGTATTATATGTGCGTTCAGCTGGGATGTATGAAGTATTAACTAAATTATACCTATCTGTTGGACCTGCGTGGGCATGGAATACAAGAAGCATGCTAACTAAGGGTGATGGACAAATGGGATTTAGTGAAAGGGTTGTGGCATATATGCGCCAGTGGTTTATGGAGCAGTTATTATTTGATTCAGAAAACATTACACAAACCACAATAAGGTTGATTCAGGAAGTATTAAGCGATGCAGCTTTAGAAGGTTGGAGTTTTGATGATATAGTTGATAAACTGGTTTCCCCTGATATGACGGCTTCCCGTGCAAGGCTTATTGCCCGTACTGAAACGGTAGGGGCTGCAAATGGTGGTAGTATGGTGAATGCATCAGTTACTGGGTTGCCTTTAAATAAAATATGGATATCAGCAAGGGATGAACGTACTAGGCTGCATCATCAGGAGGTTGATAATACTATTGTGCCAAAGAATAGTGCGTTTAAGGTGGGAGATTCACTAATGCAATACCCTGGGGATAAGGCAGGATCAGCAGCTGAGGTATGTAATTGCAGATGTGCAGTTGCGTTTATACCGGTTTAGTTGGTTTTTTTCATATAGGTTAGTTTTAAACCCGATATTTCTATATTGGGTTTTTTAATTTAAAAAGTATTATATTTACCTAATACGGAACAGCCCGCTGGGTTTAGCAGCAGGCCATAAGAAGTGAATCTCCTGTATAGGTTTTGGACACCTATAGTTAAAGTTCGGCTTTTTTAATTCCGTTGTATTACAAATGTTAAGCCTACGTTATTGCGTGGGCTTTTCTATTTCACATAATGACTAATTATAGGACTTTTTATTGCCTTTTGACTGCCAAGATTTCACTTGTTAGGTAGCCGGTCCCAGTGCTAAAAAAAATTATTTGCAACATTGTTGCATTTTTATTTAACTTTACTATCAAGATGGCAGACTACAATTTAAAACAGGCTCACTATTTAGCAGCTTCCATAAAAGATATGGATCCAAAGTTGGGTATTGTTACAGGATATGCTGCAAGTTTTGGTACACTGGATTCAGACCAAGATATTATTATGCAAGGTGCGTTCACTAAAACAATCCAAGAGCAAGGCCCATCATCTACACAGCCGCGAATAAAACATTTACTTAACCACAATACATCACAGCCAATAGGAAACCCACTATCATTACAGGAGGATAGCAAAGGATTATTGTATGAAAGTAAAATTGGCACAAATGCAATAGCTGTTGATTTTTTAAAGATGGTTGATAGCGGATTGATTACTGAACATTCGATAGGGTTTAACACTGTCAGAAAAACAATTACAAATCCTGATGCAGATTGGCGCGATCAAACTACACAAATACACGAAGTAAAACTTTATGAATTTTCATCTCTCACTGCATGGGGAGCAAATCAGTACACCCCTTTGATTGGTATTAAATCAAAGCAGAATGTAGAGGAAAGAATTTGTCGGTTGATTAAGGCTATTGATGGTGGAACATTTACTGATACTACCTTTCTGTTCCTGCAAGATGAACTATTATTTTTACAAAAAGCATTCAAGGATATTACCACTCCCGCCGCAGTTGCACTGGAGCCGGATTTTGAAGCACAAATAAAAGAGGCATTTAAATTATTTAATTCAAAATCTTTTCAAAATGGAAATTAAAGATATCAAAGATTTGTTGGTTACCGAACTGGAAGCCACCAAAGCATCGGTTATAGCCGTTGCAGATACTAACGCTAAAGCGGAAGTGAAAAAAATGAATGATCTCATTGAGAGTAAGTTCGCAGCCTTAAACCAATTACCAGCAGATGTTAAACCTGAAATGGTAGCCAAAGCCATTGCAGATATCAATGTAATGGTTAAAGATTGGGCTGATATGGAAAAACTGGTTAAGCAAGGCCGTTTTGCTGCCAATGGCACAGAGGGTAAAAACTTCCACGAGTCATTCGCTGAAGCAACTAAAGAAGCTGCTGATAAATTGACCAACCTTAAAAAAGGTCAGTCAGTAATGCTTGATCTTAAAGATATGACATTCGGTAATTCATTTGGTACTGCAGGTGCCAGTGTTACTTATGTTAAACCTGGTATCATCGAACTTGCAAAACGCAAATTGCATGTTCGCGAATTATTGCAAGGTGGTGGTATGGGTGCTAAATCAACATTTGACTTCGTTAAAGAAGTTGCCGGTACTGGTTCTATTGCCAATGCACAAGAAGGAGCTGCTAAATCTCAATTTGGGGTTAAATTCTCTGAATCTAGTGTATATGCAGAGTGGATTGCAGGCTTCATGAAAATTAGCCGTAATATGCTTGATGATATAGAGGGTGTTACTACTTTTTTACAAAGCCGTTTGCCTGAATTATTATTACGCCAAGAAGATACCCAAATTCTTAACGGATCCGGTATCCGTCCTAACTTATTAGGACTTCAATCTAGTGGCAACTATACTGCAGGTGCAGCAGCAGTAACAAACAGAGCTGAAACTTTAGTAAATGCTATCTCGCAATTAGAATCATTAGATCGTGAAGCTAATGGTATTTTAATTAGCCCTCAAGATTGGTACACCCTATGGTTGTATAAAGCAGCAACTTCAGGTCAATACACATTGCCAGTTAATTTGGTTGAAAAAATCAATGGTAAATTGTACATCGCAGGTGTTGAAGTATTTAGATCAACTGCTCAAACATTCTCTGATTACTTAGTAGGTGATTGGACAATGGGTGCAAACTTCATTACTAGAGAACCAGCCCGTGTTGAGTTCTTCTTTGAAGATGGCACCAATGCGCAAAGCAATCAAGTAACCGTTAGAATTGAAGAAAGAGTTGCATTACCTGTATATGGTAACGACTACTTCATCTATGGCAACTTTGATGTGGTATCATAATTGAGTTTGATGTTAATAATAATAAAAGCCCTGCCCGATTATGGTCGGGGCTTTTTAAATTTAAAGTAATGGATATTACACGAAATGAAGATCAATATTGGAGGTATCGTGGTTATTCGGCTGACTTAGCCCGTAGTTTGTATAATG